CTATCGCCGGATGCTGGCTAGGGTCAACCGCGCCGCCCTGTTGTGGCACGGCGCTACCCATCGGGCTTTGCATCTGGCTCATCGCCTGCTGCATCATCGGCCCACCGCCGCCCATCGGCTGCATCTGCTGTGGCGCTGACTGCCCAGAGCCGGAAAGCAATGCGGCTAGACGCTGCGGGTCAATCTGTGGCGTGTTCTGTTGTGGGTCGTTTGGCATTACCAGTTACCCCATCCTTCATAGCCGCCAGTTGTCGGCGCTCCGCCAGACCCAGGCATTCCTGGCAAGGGCGGAGAAATGGTTGTACTCTGCCATGTACTCGATGGCGGCATAGGAAGCCCTGTGATGCTTGGCACGCCAGTATTCGTCTGCGGTTTGAGAATCGCCGATAGAATCTGGCTCAGTCCAAGCGCCGAACCACCCACACTCTGCGCTGGCAGTTGGACGCCCACATTAGGCTGATTCTGACCTTGCCCCGCCATCTGCCCGATTCCCTGTAGCCCTTGTGCCGCCTGAAACTTTAAGTTCTCGTTGTTCAAGAGGTTCTGCAAGTAAGTGCTGGAGCCTTGCTGTGCCGCCTGCGTGCCTAGTCCGCTCATCGCCGCCGCTGTCGTGCCGCTCGGCCCGTATCCCAAGCCGGAAGTCTGCATCTGTCCGCGTACTTGCCCAGCGGCGTTAGAGAACTGCTGTGCATTCTGTTCCGCTCCAGCCCTCTGCTGCTGTCCCAAAAACGGCGAACCTTGCTGCATGTATTGGGAAAAGAATGGCTGAAGCTGGTCAAAAATCTTCTGCTTGTCGCCCATCTGCTGCTGGGCAATCTGTTCCTCGATGGACAGCGCCTTGTTCTGTTGAGATTGCCCTTTCCCAGCCAATACAGTTCCAGCGATTCCAGAGCCAGCCGCAGTAATCGCTGCTATTGTTGCTAGAGTGCTAAGTACTGGCATCAGTGTTTCACCCTATCGGAAAGCTTGGCCTGATAGCCAACCTCAACAAGCGTATATTTACACCGCTTGTAAATCTCCCCTACACTTTCTGTTGGCGCTGTGAGTTGCATACGCTTCGCTCCCATCTCGTAAGCCATCCTCTCGGCAGCCCACAAAAGTTCTAGGCTTGCCTTCCCTCTATGCTCAGGTTCCACATACCAAATCAATTCCGTAGCAATCTGTTCTCCTGAAAGATAGTGTGGAACCAAAACAAAAGCAAAGACTCCATGTACGCCGTTATCCTCATAAACAAGAATCTTTGCAGATGGATTTACAAATAGCGCCTCAACAAATCTGTAGAACTGTTCTGGGACATCTTCCAACTGTTCGCAGTAGGGGCCATTGAGCAGAAATGTACGGCCCATTTCAATGATGCGGCCCGCATCAGCGGGCCGCGCATCCCGAATCGTCATCTCTGCAATCACGTCATCAGCCCCATTCCCATTTGCAGTCCTGGGATGTTGAAATTCGTGTCATTCGATTGCTTTAGTTGGTCGAGCCAATTCATCGGACTACCGCCGCCCCCACCACCTCCTCCGCCTCCTCCTGTGAAGTTTCCACCACCACCGCCCCCACCAATCCCTTGCGGCCCCTGCTGTAGCGCCCATCCCAGCCCGTTCAAAGCATCTTGTAACATCGTACTCGGCAGTCCCGGCGTTGGCGCGTTGCCAAATCCCATTGGTTGATTCGGAATGTCCGAAAGCGTGCCAAGCGGATTGAATCCCAAATTACCTTGCGGGCGCGAGAAAAGCCCTCCCAGCGATGTCGCAAGGTTTTGCAGATACGCTTGGTCGAACTTCTGCGGCGATCCCGTGGGCCGTACCGCTTGCGCCCCAAGGATGCTCGGGTCGCCAGAAGGCGTTGACGGTGGCACACCCATCCCGCCTCCAGCATCATCCATCGCTGGCATGTTCGGTGCGCCGACATAGAGTGAACCTGGCATCTATCGCTCGTAGATATTCGTGTAGCGGATTTGAAAACCCCTCAACTCCCACAGTCCAGGTATCGTTGGCAGGGTTGCGCCAATCTGAAATCTCCTGCCCTTTACTGACTGCACCGCGCCAAGCCGGAATACTGCGGCACTGTTTTCTAGGGCAATCGCTGGATTCTGGCTGTTCACGCCCGGAATCAGCGTAACAACGTTTCCTGTGTTCGCCGCGCCCAAAACGGTTGTGTCATCATCGTAGGTCAACACCTTGAACTGCCAGCCCTGCGATGCAAGGTTCTTCGGAATCTGATTCGTGTTCGCCCGCATCCAGTCCATTGACTTCACGATAGACGGGTTTTCGTTTCCCAGAGCATGAAGCGTTACGCCATTCGGGATGGAGTTCGTTTCCGTCGTAATCGTGTAGTAGCCCGGCTGCCAGTCCACGTCAGTAATCAGGTCGGTATAGCCCACAAGCATATGGTTCTGTGAAACAGCGTCAAAGGCTGCCTCGATGGATTCGCAGTTCACATCGTACAGATACCATGTTGGCTGATTCGTTGCCATATCGAAAGTAAAGAAACTTGGCTGGCCGTTTGAGGCAAGCAGGTCAAGGTCAAGCAGGCAGAGCTTATTGTTGGTGGTCGAGCTGTCGAGTGCGATGGCGAGAGCCAGCCAGTTCCTTTCTCCGCGCTTATAGTTCTTCATGCGGGCGAATCCAAGCCGCGCTCCGTTGATGCGATTGAGAATGTCCTGAATCGGCTTCCCTACATTCTTCGGCGCGTAGTGGTCGGTGAATAGCCAAACCTCGCGGTCAGAGGACAGCCAGAACGCTCCGAGTGAAGTCACCGAAGTCGCGTAGGGCGAACCGCTGCCTATCCTGTAGGGAAGCCTCTGGAGTGTCGCTCCAAGCTGATATTGGTTCGATACCGTGTTGTCGGTCAGCAGGCCCGTAATCTTGAACATATCCTGCTTGTTAGACCAGAGAATGAATCCTGTCGGCAGGTTCGCCGTCCCAAACAGTTGCCCGTCAGCAATCGGCAGAGTCACTTGGTTGAGCGGCGCAAAGGATTCAGGCGGCTGCCCAAAAATGGTTGTCTCAATGTTCGAGTAGAAGAATGATTGCAGCGCCCCAGGAACTCCGTACAAAACTACCCGCCCTTGATACTGGTCAAGGTACGTTCCAATGGGCGGAGGCACGTTGAAATTTTGGGCAAGCTCGCTGGTAAAAGGCGCGTTTGGAGGTTCGTAGTTTCCGGTGTCTATGAACTCAAGGCCCGAACCTGCCAGCGTGGTACTCGCCGGATTAAAAGCATTCCTGGCGATACGGAAATAAACAGCCCCGCCGTCGCCAGTACCATAGAGCCGGATGTTCGTGGATTGCTGGTCATACACCTGAAATTGCTTTCCGGTGAATGTCCCGGCGAAACTGCCGACAGTGGCATGCGTCGAATCTGCTACCGCCGTGATTGGCCCTACACTTCCCACGCTCTCAACCCAAATGCTGCGGCCTATCCACGCCGCCGTGAACAGAGTGTTGGTTCCTACCAGAGTGTTTGTCGCAATCGTTCCCGCCACCGTTCCGGGCTGCACCAAGTCAATCTTTCCGTACTTCCCTGAATAGATGACGTACTGAGACGCCGGGCTGGGCGGCCCAATGTGCCCCGTGTTGGCGTTTTCCCACGTCCACTCGTAAGACTTCCCAACTGTCTTCGTCATGCTGAAATCTGCTGTGCCGCTCCCGCTTGATGCGTTGCTCCCTATTTGGGCAAATGTGAAGTGGGTTGCGTCTGGAACTGTCAGAACGAGATAAGCAACCCCGGTCGGCGAGTTGAAAGTCGTGTCCGTCACTCCAGCGATGTTGACGTAGTAGCCCGCAAGGATATTATGAGCAGCGGACGTTGTAATCGTCACGATGTTCGAGGTTCTTACCGCCGTTGAAATCGTTGAGGTCGTGGACGCAAGCTGCGTAATTTGCGTGCTGGAATCCGGCGCATCCAAGCCCAAAAACTCCAGCTTGTAGTTCGCTATGTTCGCCGGGATATAATACTTCACGCGGGCAAGCCCATTTGCTCTCAGGATCATCCCTGGATTCGGCGCAAGGTTCATGTACGGGCCGACAAGGAAAGCAGAATTCAGAGTCAGTAGGAAACCTGGGTACTGCACGCCGTTACTCGTCATCTGCGTGTAGCCCATATTCAGGGTTGCCGTGCTGTCATCAAAGAACAGCACTGGAATGCTTCCAGGCGCATAGAATCCAAACAAAGAAGCGAGCGGAGTCCCTGACGGCGCATATCCTGACGTAGAACTATTCAGGATAGGAGCCATTCTCGCCCGACGAATCGTTCCGAACTGCCCCGCATACAAATTAGACGCGCCTGCCCAAAACTGAGGAGAGAGCAATTCAGGCGAGGTATATCCATTGTAGCCGCCAACCATCCCTTGAATCGTGACGGTCTGCGGGCCGAACTTTGATTCGGTCGCTTCAAATTCTTGAGGGGCACGTCGCCTGATTGCCATACTACCTGCTCACCTGTGAACGCATTACCGACTGGCTGAATCTCTGTCGCCGCGCCGGGAGTTGCCGTTGGCGCGTCATCACCGTATCCCGCATCATGTCCAGTTGCTTTTCCGCCAGCGCCGCCCACGTTGCAAACCGCTTGTCATCGCCCGGCGTGGACATAATGTTTCTAGTCGCAACCGTGGCGATAACATTGTGACTTCCTTCTGGAATATCCGGCACCATTGCCAGCGTGTAATTCTGCGCTGTCTGCGTGGGCGCAACGGATGTGATTGTGACTGCTGCCGTGTCGCTGGTGACTGTCTTGAGCCGATAGGTCTTGCCGTTGGCGAATATCAGTTCCAGTCCGATGTCGGTATCTTGGTCGTTCCCCGGAAGGGAAAGCTGGTAATCAGCGCCAACAATCTGCGTGAATGTCGTTCCCGTTCCGGTAATCGCCGTTCCTGCCGAGGTCACTGTCCCATTGAACAGGTAGCCTAGCGGCATGTAAATGAAGCTGTAAATCACTTCAATTTGAGTATTGACGGGCAGAGGGTGGTCAAACATCACCGAACCCTTTGCGAATGGGTTGTAGTAGTAGAGCGGGAACAGGGCAGCCACCTGTGGCGTCAACTGTTGCCCGCCAAGCATCTGCGGGTCATTCCACGGGCGCGGTTGCGCCGAATACCAGTAACTTGCTCCCAGCTGAAGAATGCGGATACGGTCCATCTGGAAGTAGCGATTCGAGATTGGATTGTTTAGTGCGCCGTTGGAATTGTAGAGGAAATCAAATTCAGCGGATTGGTTTGCGACCGTAACTACTTTTACGTCGGTAAAATACGAGTCATCAAGTTGGAGGATGTAGTTCCAGCAGTCGGCGTAGGCGTCGTTAATCTCACGCAGGTACTCGCCACCGTCATACCCAGGAAGACGCCCTTGAACGAGTTGGATAAGGGAAAGTGTGTTCATTCTTCACTTTGTTTTCACCGTTGCCTGTGCCTGCTTCGCCACCTCTGCCGCAACCAGCCGCGCAATCATCTCCGGGTCAGGCTCCTGAATAATAACCTGCGGAGCCGTGGCAGGCTGCTGGATGCGTTGAACTACATCGGGCGGCTGCATGTTGTGGAGTTTGTAGCATTCCGCCTCATAGGTGTTTGGCACCCAGCGCCCCGGCCCGCCTTGCGTCTTCACCCGGAATTGCTGCTCGAAGCGGTCAATGAACATCCGGCGAAACTTCATGTTCGTCGCCTCGGAATCGTCCTCAAGGCGCTTCTTTTCCTCTGGGGAAATACGGTCAAGGTCGGCGGCACGGATACCACGCAGTTTGAAGTCTCCGTACATGCGCTCGGCTACCTGCTTGCCAGTCACCACCGTTTCGCGGGCGTTGCCTTCGTCCGCCATCCAGCTCTCCCAGCGGGTGTGTTTGTAGAAGTCTTCGAGGGGCGTCCATTCATGGGCTTTCATAACGATGGTGCAGCCCAGCGCCGCTTTGTAGTCCACCCACTCGTTCAGGTCTTCGTCACGCTTCGGGAAATCCTCGGCTGAATATACGCTCCACGGCATTAGTTCCCTCCAAACACTTCATCGAATTTGGCTGCATACGCCCTACTGTAGCCAGTTCTGCTTTCCTTCAAGTGCAGTCCTGCATGTACAACTTGTGTCGCCGCTTCCATGTATTCAGAGTCTAGGGAATGCTCCCAAGCCTTTCGCGCGTTGTCGCGCTCATCCCGGTAGAAACCGATGAACTTATCGGCGTCCCGCTTGTCAGGGTTGCCGAGGTCGAGAATCTTCAAATCCCGCTCGGTTACTCCAGGCCCGTCGCACGTCCGCGCCACATACTCGCTGCCAGTAGCGTCGGTGCCGACAATCTCAGCCTTGCCGTCCGCTCGCTTGCGGGACTTCAAGCCCCACGATTCGGGCAAGCTAGGCATGGCTAGATAGCGTTCGATACGCCCTGCAACGGCGACGGTGCGGCTGGAATAGTTGTCGTGCTGATAGTTCCAGCAGCGGCGGCCAGTGCCGTCGAGAGAGCGGCGTTCTGAGCAGCCGTCAATTCCAAGTCGCAGACAAGCCATTGGTTCCCGGTGTTGCCGCCGAAAATTTGGATGCGGCAAGCTCCGCTGCCACTGGCTAGGTTCGTAACCACAAGAGCACTTGCAATCAGGTCTGCCATGTTTCTCCTATCCTATGCGGGCATAGACATCAAATCCTGTCCCTGTCCCGAGAGTAACCGTTGTGAAGTTGAGCCGCATCTGCCCGTTTCCGCCCATGCCGGAAAGGTCAAGCGCAACCGGCGCGGCAGAGGTAAGCACAATCCCTGAGTAGGGACAGAGTGTAGCTGGCGTGGCGATAACCAGCTTGTTGAAGATTCCAAATGCCGATGCTCCGTTGATTGACCCTTGCGGAGCCAGCGAAATCTCAAGCTGGAACGAACTTGTCGTCACCGTACCGCCAACCGGAACTAGTGACACAACAAGGATGCCGCGCCAGAGAGCGGTTATGGGCGGAAACCCAAATACACCCATCGCTCCCGTGGTGTTGATGGCTCCGCCAGCGGCGGCGTAGAGAGCTTCATCCACGCCGACGCGAAGCGTTTTTCCGGGTATGACCGCGTTAGCCATCAGTGACCGTAAGCCATCAAGGTAGCGGAAATAGCAGCAGCCGTTGCGGTATTGGCGATTTCAGTTCCGCTGGAGCCAAAGAACCGCAGGTTGCCGCTTGTTCCATCAATCTTGGTGAATCCTCCCGCGCCACTGGCGACAATGCCGCCAAAATTGAAATATGGAACGGCTGGGACAGCCTGGCTCACATCGCTTGTTGCCTCGAACGTGTTAAGTCCGAACGTGGCCGGAGTAATTGGATAGCCGACAGTCCCGCCAGTGTTAGGATAGGACGTGTCGCCAGTTACTTGGACGATGGAAACAAACTTAGAACCTTGCGCCCATTTGTAAACCGGCGTTACAGTGAGTGCCATCGCTTACCTCTCTTCTGGATAGTCGCTGTCCTTCGATTTCGTCGGCCCGTTCACCTTGTTGCTCTCCGAACTGTTGAGGTCGGCCATCGCCTCTTTCACTACCGAGTCCACCCCGGCGTCAGGAATCGCACCGTAAATGCTGTCACCTTTTCCGTCGTTCTTTCCCATGTCATCCTCCCTATGGATTTGAGGGCTTGAACTTGTTCAGTTCCGAAAACGAAACATCTTCGCCGTCGCTCTTGGCGGCTTCGCTGGTTGATTGATTCCCCATCATGCACTTTAGGCCAGACTCAGCGATACGTCTCCCCTCATCTTCGTGGTCGCTGAGTTCTGGCCCGTAAATCGAGTGCTTGCCCTTAGCCATCAGTAGCCTCCGCTGACACCCGAGGCCGGTACGCCAAGGCCGGTAACAGCCGTGTTTGCGTTCGGGAAATGGCACCCAAGATTTCCACGGAACTCAAGGAACGCTTGGAAGGCGTCGAGATACTGCCCGCTGGAGTTCACGACGCGGTTCAGGATAGAGCCTGTCCGGTCGTCAAAACTCAGCTTCCGCGCAGTTGTCTTGAGCATGGAATCCTTGTTGACGAAGTACAGGGTATCGCGCGGCGCATCCGTGTCAATGACCCACGGCACACCTTCCCACTCGTAGGCTGTGTAGCCCAAGTCCATCTTCATCGCTGAGCCTTCAAACCGCTTCAGCGTCCAGCCCATATCGGCGTAGGCGTGAAGCTGTGCGCCGTGGCTCCAGATGCGGAGTTTGTTCAGGTCAACCGCGCCGCGAGCTTGCTGTACAAGCCAGATAGCGCGGCGGAGATGGTCGCGGGTAAGCGCCGGAGTCCCTGAAAGGGCGATTACGTTGGCATTGTATTGCGGATTGTTGACCCGGTTCACGTTCTGGAAGTTTGTTGCGAACGTGCCGTTGTCAATGATGACCTTGAGGCCCGCCATTACCTTGTTCAAGCTGTCCTGCGATGTGCCTGAGATTCCGCTGGCGGATACGATGACATCACCTACCGCCGTAGCAGTGGCCGAGGATGATGGCCCAACCGTGATTGTCACGGCCCCACCCGCTGACGTGTTGGCTACCGTGCCAGCCGCGCCAAGCGTGTTGTTGACCGTGAGGATGGTCGTCTGGAACTTCAGCGTTGTTTTGGTCGAGTTGTAAACGCTGATGAACTGGCCGGGGCGAAGATACCTTGCTCCGTCACCAGCGCCAGTGACATCCAGCGTGCTATTGACGGTCGTGGAAGGTGTCACCACGCTACCGATGGTTGCCAGAACACCGGAACCATCGAGAAAAGCGTAGTAGTTCAAATCCTTGATGGCTTGCACTACGCCGTTGCGGACGTTGAACGACAACGACTTGACGTAGTTTGTGGCATCGCCGCCGCCACCCGCATCGAGGGCCGCGCCGGTAAACTGAATCGTCTTGGCGTAGCTGTAGAAGCCTACAAGCGCCCGGTTGACTTTCTCCGAGTCGCCGCCCGGCAAAGCTCCGCCATCGGCGTACCAAGTGTGAGCACCGTTCGGTGCCATGTGGACGGGGATTTCAAGCCCACGGTTGGAAATCATGGTGCCCGTTCCCTCGAACACGTCGTTCCAGAGGACGGGCGCGGTGTTGAATTGCTTATCTACTCGCGGGGCGAAAACAGTCTTAAAAATCGGATCTGCTGCTGTCAAATCCCATTGAGGCATTGTGACCTGCTGTTAGCAGGCCGCTGCTATTTCTTGTAGGCGCTCGCAATTTCTTGTGCGCTGATGTCGCCCCAGATAGGGTCGCTTCCTAGGCCGGAGGGCTTCGATGTGCCCGCGACAGCTTCAGCGCCGGGGATGATGGTCTTTCCCCCGCGTTCTTCCACGCCTTTTCGAGCTTCATGCTCTTTTTCGGCAGCGGTCTTGGTTTCAGCAGTCACGCGGTTTGTGGCTTCCGCGAAGTATTTCGGAACATCCGTGAAAACGCCCTGAGAAATCCGTTGCCTCGCCTGTGGGTCAGCCCACGCAAGTTTCTCCGTCTTCAGGCGGATGTAGTCCAGCCTGTCGTCGGTGAGCGCCGAATTCTTTTCTTTCAGCTTCCCAACTAGATTGTCCAGCGCCGAATTATAGCTTACGGATATTTCGGCGTTTCGCTTGGACTCGCGCTCTGTTTTGCGTTCGGTTTCCAATGCTTCGAGGCGGGCTTGCATTTGCGCTACGCGAGGGTCGTTTGCAGGTTCCGAAGGAGTGGTTCTGCTCACACCACCGTTCTTCTGCTTTTCGTACTCGTACTTGCCGACTTGGTTGTACCAGCGGTCAGAGATTTTATCGAGCAACCGGCGATGCAACTCCGGGTTGTTCTTCTGGATTTCATCCATCAAGGCGTCAGGGTTATCCGCCAAAACTGCTGGCAGTGCCTCAAGTGATTTCTTGGCTTGGATGAATTCTTGCGCGTTCTCTGGATTGATGCCGAGATCGCTCATCTTCTGGTAGGCAGTTACGTCGGCTTCCGTGAATTGGGGTTTGGTTTCCTCAACCGTTGCCGCTGGTTTGGTCGTTTCCTCAGTCGTGGCCGCTGGTGCAGTAGTTTTCAGCGGCTTTGCTGCGGATTCCAATTCCTGAAAAGATAGAGTATCGCTCACGTTGTTCCTTTTACGCTAGATTCATCTGGCGT